CCTACAAAGTTGTATAACCAGACCTCTTCTACAGGCTTCATATGTCCTACAAAGTTTTTTAACCAGACCTCTTCTACAGGCTACATACCGCCTACAAAACTTCCAAGCCATACTTCCTCTACAGGTTTCATGTGCCCTATGAAATTCCCTATCCAAGTAGTAACAGCCTTTTCTTCTTTAAGGAAAGCTTTTATATCTGCACCAGACATCCCAATAAATCTAGGATTATCTCTATTACTCTTAACAAACCACTTTTCAGTGGCCCAAGTTTGACCACCACCACTGGCCTTTTGAAATATGCTATCTTGTGTGCCATACTGTTGTACTAGTTGGCCTTCTCTAAGCGACACCTTATTGGCATTTCGACAAGTCTGCTCATAATTCCAAGTAAAGTTAAAGCTAAGCTTCTCGTCAACTAGCTCTTTAACTTCGATATTTTCGTATTCCGAAAAGTCTTTATCTTCTTTATGCTCTCTAAATCGTTGTCTAACTGTCCGGTTAGTGTAGCCTACGTAAATTGGCTCATAATCACCATAAATAACATAGAACCTAGACGTTATCTTAAAAGTTCTATTTAGCTTTCTTGCCATAGACTAGTTCTCCTAAATGATTTACTGTATCTATACAGTATCACCTAAATTATACAATGTCAAGCATATAAAAAAGAGCGCCCTTAAGGTACTCCTTTTGTCAACGTCTATTCAAACATTCTGTCTATACTTGAAGATAGCTTACTAATAATAGTGACTAGCATTATTACGATTGAAAGCATCACTAGCACTAGTGATACTGTTATACTGCCAGTAACTGTCTCACTTGATGCTGGTAGAATACTATCAAGATAACCAAGTGGAATAAAAAATGCTGATATTGAAAATACGCAAGCTACAAACTCAGAAAAGCTGTACAAAGAAATATTGAATTTCCTATTGCTTACAATGCCATTCCTGATTACTCCAGCAACTATTTCTGGGATAATGAATATTAAAGTAAGCAATATACTAGATATAAATTCGTTCTTTACAAACGTCAAGTTTGCAATTAAAGCAACAACCTGTACTATAAACTGTACGAAACTAACTAATGAGTACTTTGAGCTTTTATCCAAACTATTACCTCCTTTAATCTAAGATACTTGACTTTCAATCCGGTTAAGACCTTTAAGGTCTAGGTCGCAAAAGCTATCTTTAATGTCAGCATCATCCCATAGCTGGACGACAGGGAAAGAGAAGTATCCTTGATTCTTTAAATATTCAAGTGTTTTATCTCCGTTTTCAACATCTACGAAAATGTCAGTCAGCTTATAACCGGAATGACTTTCTCCAAACTTATCTAACCGCTTCTTTACAAAATCACACTTTCTACAATTACTCTTATGATAAAATTTAATCTCCAACAACTATACTAGCTCCCTCATTATTTTTTCTGATTCATTCTTTACATCTTTACTGATACCCATCTTATCACTATATGCGTCTAAAAAGTCAAATGGCGTAGCGTTGTCTTTAACAGTAAGACGTGTGCTATCTTTGTTTTCTTTTGGTTTATAGACTAGCTTTAGATTTATTTTTTCAGCATCTCTAATGCTAACTAAAGCATTATACGTGTCTTTATTACTAGTTGTCACACGATAGTAATTACTATGACTTTTAAAAGCAGTATTTATATCTTCTTCATCAGCGTTAACTGTAATAAACTTTGGATAATCTAGCTTTTTAAAAGCTGGCATATAGTCTCTATCTGTGTCTAGAATGTAAAATCCTTTATCCTGCCCCTCATCATTAAAATTTATTTGAACCGGGTCACCAGTATAAGCAACATTTTCGGCTAGATTCTGACGCCAGTGATAGTGACCTAAAAACACAAAATCACTGTCTTTATATCGTAAATCATCAAGACTATATGAACCACCTAACTTATGATTCCATCTACCGTTCTTAGCACCATTAGCACCGACATGAGCGAACACGTAGTTATGGGTATTACTAAAACTTTGTGCTTTTAGATATTTCTTAGCAATTTCAGCATGTTCGTAGTAAGGTACGAAATGTAATGTAATATCGTTGTCAGTTAGTTCTCCGCACTCGTCAAATACCTCAATATGGTCGCTTAAATACTTTAGCATGTTGACCGAGTTAGGAAAAGTAGCGGCATTAGTCTGCTCGTCGTGGTTTCCAACAACAATAGCTAAAACGAACTTATAATTAGCTTCTACGGCCTCACTAACGCAATCTCCAATTAATCTAACAACTGCGTCTGTCACAATTGGACTAACTGATTGCCGTTGATTAAATATGTCACCGTTGAACACTAGGTAGTCATACTTGTTGTTAATGCAAAATTTAAATACGTCTCTGATAGCACTTAATGTATTATCTAGTCTAGTACCATACGGTTTGCCATCAATTGGTTTATCATAGTCACTAAATAAGTCAAAATGAATATCGCTAACTACTGCAAGTTTCATATATAAGACACCCCTTTAGTTTATTCCGAAAGTTTCAACGCCAACCCCTGACAGATCAACGTTCTGAGACTGCTTAGTGTATTCTGGCTTGTTTGCAGTTGTATGATTACCTTTATAAGACGAATCTAAGTTTTCTACTAATCCCTTATGGTATTCAGTTTCCTTCTCTGTTTCACTGCTAATCCTACCAGTGCTCTTATCGTATTTGAAATATAAGAACTCGTCACTAATACCGTTTCTGTCACGCAACTTATCAATATAAAGACGTTCATAGCCTTCATTATTCTCATCGCTATTTCTATTGATTGTAAACACTGCCGCACAGATATTCTTTTTACGGAAAGAACCTTCAACGTTATCAAAGGTCATTACCTCTGCGGAAGAGCTAGTTCTGTTTAACTGTGTACCAGTCCAGATAAGAACGTTTGTTTCGTCAGCGACCCCTACTAGATCTTGATATAGGACTTCACCAGAAACGGCTTCATTGTCTGATTTATTACCAACTCGCATTAGGTCAGCGTAGTCTAGAACAACAACGTCGATCTTAAAATCTTCCTGACGTTCCAAAGACTGAATATAAGTTCTTAACTTACTAATTGTTAATGACCTAGTTGTGAATTTTTTAATAATTAGATTCCCAGAACTTTTACTGTTCTTATAATAATTATAACCCTTCTTAATAAACTCACGGTTTACATAACCGTCTTTATTAAACATTTCTCGATAACCAGAATCTGTAATTACTCTATCTAGCCTTCCTAGGGCGTCACCTGTCTTACCTTCTAGATATACATACAATACGTTGTTATTAGAAACCAATGAGTAGTACGCTGCCAAGTTAGTTAAAATTGCTGTTTTACCAAATCCTGACGCACCACAGATAAGACCAATCTCTCCCGGTTGAAGACCACCTTTTAGTGCGATGTCTAGGGTGCTCAACCCGCTTTTAATACGTCCTTCATAGTCATGCTTATAGAAATACGCCTTTTTATTAAAGTCTTTAGCAATATTGATAGCTGGATTCTTATTACCACCAATGTCAATATCATTAATATCATCCATAGCTTTCTGAGTTCTTTCAGCTAGCCTTTCATTACCTTTTCCTGCTTCTTCAAGAATGGCAGCACTAGCTAACTTGTCTTTGATATAAACTTCTAAACTATCAACAAACGTTGTTGTTGTATCAACCTCTGTATTTAATAAATCCTTAGTCGTATCAATATACTCTAGCATGTCACTTTCAGACATTTCAGGATTACCTTGTTGACGATTACGGTTATTCTCACGAGTAAACCAATCGTCTAGCTTTGATAATAAACTATTTTCAGATATAAATTCGTCAGTTAAACTATAATAATGAACTAGTATCATTGCAATAGGTTGATACTTAGAATTACTTATAAGTTGTGGTACATTCCTAGATAAAATTGATTTTGTAAATTCAGAGCTTGCAATAGCTCTTGCCATGATCTGCTTCTCCATGACCTGATTGTTAGAATTAGACATTATCTATCCCTCGCTTTCACTAGATATAATAGTATCATTAAAATGTCTATCTGTCAATTCTATATTTATTACAAAATAAAACCAGCTCTCCAAACTGACCAAGGTTTAGATGAGAGCTGGTTAATAGTTAATCAGTTGTTTCAATTTAATTGAATGGATTATATCCGTGGTTCATTGTATCAATGACGCTTTTTATTAATTTTTCTCTCTAATTCTTTGACTCTGTTCATTAAATCGTCATTGTCTCTTTGTAGTTTGTCTATTTTATCTAACTTTTCTACAACCTGTTTTGACAATAGTTTTTCTCCGATAATTCCATTTTCAAAAATAGTGTCTTTATTTATTACAATCTGTTCTGTCATACCATTAGCTCTTGACGCTTCAATAACCTGTTCTTGAATACCAGAGGATCTTGACGACGTATGTTTGTTACTCATAATAACGCCCCTTTTTATGTCTATATGTACGACCAACTACGGCATGGCCCAGCCCTTTTAACAGTTGCTAGTTATAAAATAACATGGAAAGAAAACACCTAGCCGTTTTACTTTATTGAAATTAAGCTACAAGCGGATAGTCGGACTTGAACCGGCGACAACTGCTTGGAGGGCAGTTATGTTACCACTACACCATATCCGCGTTTAACGTAAGGAAAAGCGTCCAAACCCTTTAAGTTATGTCAAACATAAAATCCTAATAAGGTTTATGTATCATAAGCCGTTATGCCACTTACACTGGTCAAGATGGGCGTTTGCACTTAGTCTATAGTAACCAACTATAACACGCACATTATGCCTCGTTCCAGAGTTGGACTGAAATCACCTGTTTACAAGACAGGAGTTCTACCGTTGAACTAACAAGGCGGTTTTACATCAAAGCTAGGATTCGAACCTAGAAATCCGGATTTGGAGTCCAGCAGTTTGCCAGTTAAGCTTACTTTGATAAAGTCCTAGCTTGGGCCACACTGTTAGGAGGTGTGCTAGGTGCTGTTGATAATACCAGTTTATGAAAAAGCGTTCATTTAATCTACTTAATACACCTATTTTCAAATTTTTTATAGGCGTCAAAGTATAGCTCTTCTTTATCGCCATTATATGTTAATTCATAGTACATGCCATCAGATACTGTTGTACTTAGTAACGCCTTGTGGTTTTGAAGAGTCTTGCTATACCATACCACGAA